TGAACGCGGCCAGCATCGAGGACATGGATTTCAAGTACGACATCATTAAGCTGGACCGTTTTAAGCTCGAAGAGCGTCAATTCAGAGGACTATACGACTCAGCGGCTGTAACTGAGGTGCTGACGCAGCCAGATCGTACATCAAAAGTTGGGCAGGTCCAGCAACAAAAAGAGATGGACGCACTGGTGCGTACTGTCCCCGGTTATGGCTTTGAGGAGTGGGACATTTGCGAATGCCACTTCATGTACCGCGTGGACGTATCCCATTTTGCTCGCTGCATTGTGTGGTACCACGAAAAGAGCGACCAAATCCTACGGTCGTTTTATCACTACTATCCCGACGAGCTATATCTGGCCGCGCGCTTGTTTTTCCGTGATGACATGTTTCATGGAATGGGTTTCGGCGAAATCCTGCTGCCGTTCCAAGAAGAGATCAGTGAAATCCACAACCAACGCCGCGACAACATGACCATCGCTAACACAAAGATGTGGGCGGTGGACCCGGACAGCAAGCTTCACAAAGGCTATCGCACGTATCCGGGTGCGATGCTTCCAGCACGTCAAACAACTGGCGCTAAAGAAATCGAACCACTTGAGTGTGGGATGCCGGTGCAGGGGGAGATTGAGAGTGAGAGACTATCTTTGGAGCTGGCTGAAAAACGTTCTGGTGTTTCTCCACCTATGCAGGGTTCTGGGGCAGGGACAAATACTAAACGCGGGATTTATACCGCAATGGGTACGCTGTCCTTGTTGCAGGAAGGAAATACCCGTACTGACCTCAATATTACCGATATCCGGTACGCACATACCCGTCTCGGACGATTATTGGCGCTGGAGTATGGCTCATTCGGTGTTAACGAAGACCTCCTACGAAAGTTCGGTAAAAACGCCGACTTAATCAGACAAGCACTGGACGCGATAGCCGAAGGCAAGATGGCGCTGCCTGTATATGCGGCGACTGCGTCAGTCAACCGTGAGGTCGAGAAACAATCCGATCTGATGCTGACGCAAGTGATGGACAGATACCATCAAGGTGTCGCCGGGATGTTGCAAGCTATTAACAACCCAATGACACCGGAACCCATCAAAAAGTACGTCGGTCAAGCTATTGAAGCCGCTCGCACGTTGATGATGGACGTGTTGCGACACTTTGATCGAGACGAAGTTGAGCGCTTGGTTCCCAAACCCGATATAACTCCACCGCAGCCTTCGCAACAGCAACAACCGCCTGCTTCGCCGCAGATGGGAGGTGATCAACAACCGCAGTTGGGACCGGGAGTGGTGCCACCGTCAGTGATGCCTCAAATAGCGCCGCCGGGTAGGGTGCAGTAATGTTTAAAGATGGACGATTTGTCGAAGATGAACCACCACGTACCGCGGACGAAAAAGCCGCGCAGCTTGAGCCAGAACCGTTGTATGACTACGCTAAGACTGACGTTTGGCTGCGTGATGAACACGGTAAAAGCTTCCTTGATTATTTGGTCGAGCAACGCAAGCGTGTGTACTCAGCCCTTGAAACTGTGTCAGGTGATCAACCTTTGGGTTATTTGCAGGGTCAGTTGAAGATTTTGAATTGGTTACTCAGGTTGAGAGAGGAGTCGTAACATGGCATTCTGGAAAGACAGATTCGGAAAACAAGATGACGATGTCCCAGAGGAGCTCAAAGGCAAATCGCCGGAGGACATTGTTAAAGCCCTCAAAAAAGCCGAAGCAGCGGAAGCGGCGGCAGCGAAGGCTGACGAACTCGAAGGTAGGCTCACAACGCAAACCACTGAGTTCGAAGCGATGAAAGCGAAGCTCGCTATGCTGGAAGCCAATCAACCGCCTCCCGCTAACGAGCCACCGCCAGAACCGGCTTCGCCGTGGATCGACCCAGAAAAGTTTGTCGCTGATCAGACGAAGTCAATCGCCAACACCGCTTTAATGTCCGGCATGATGACCGCCAAAATGTACTGCCAACAAAACCTTGGCGAGCGCGATCTCAAAATCTTCAAGAAGTACGAGCAAGAAATCGTGCAGCTTGTTGGTCAGTCGGTGCCCGAGCAGCGTGTGATGCCTCAGACGTGGTTCAACATGCTGATGTACGTGAAAGGTATACACGAAATGGACATCAAGAAAGCCGAAACCGACCACACCGATTTCTTCGCCGAGACTGCGTCACGCGGCAGCGAGCCACCGCCGGAGGACACTGACAAGCTGTCGCCGGAAGAGGAAGAAGTTTGTCGTAAGTTCAAATACGACCCTGAGAGGTACTTGGCTCGCAAAAAGCTGGGTGTCGAGGCTCGTGGTGAAAAAGGTTCGTATGCGCGTTTTAGCGTCCCACAGCGGCAGACAGAAAGGTAGCCAACGACAATGACATTAACGAATCAAACGCAACAGGTCGCGCAGCCGGAGCTAACAAAGCCGCTCGACATGACACCCGAACAGCGGAATCCGTACCGCGTCCCTGACGAACTCGGGGAGGATATTTCAGCGCGTCCCATGACGCTGCCGGATTTCGCTAACGATATCAAACCGCATCTTAATAACCCGAATTTGTGGCCTCGGTGGATATTTACTGACAAACGACGCTACGCACAGGCTCGCGCACAGGGCTGGCGTAATTGTACCGCGAAGGACTTGAAGCCCGGCTTCGCAACGCTGTCGCCTTACAGTGAGGAAGGCGGAACTAAGTTCATCAATGGTGATCTGATTTTGATGGTCATCGACCGCAAGACTTATCTGGGTGCGCTGCGCTACAAACACGACGTCGCGGCGCGTCTGTCAGATGTGTCGATTGGCCGCCGTGTAAGCGGTGAGAAAGCCGTTGCTGATTTGGGTCCGCAAGTGGCCGCGATTAACCGTCAACGGATGCAGGCCGGCCACGACCCTGCGATTACGGTGTTTACACCGGGGGCGTCTGATATCACGGTTCCTGCTTCTGAGACATCACGCATTAACGCTGGTGCAGCAGCAGGACGCGACATGGGAACGGCAGCGGATTTAGCGAAGGGCTTGGACGCTTTACGGGGTCCGGCTAAATCAGTTTCAACGTAACACAAGCAAGACGAAACGAAGTTAAGGGAGGTAGTGCCAATGGCAAGTGCATTGATTCAGGATCGCGGGACGGTGTCGGGGAATCAGCCCCGCATGTCCCGTCCTATTGAGGACGCCGCGCAGACGTTTCTTGCCGGTACTCCTCTCCAGATCAACAACGCAACAGGTGGTTTGAAAGCGTGGGACGGCGTAACCGTCGCAGCGGGTATCGCTGGTGTATCGAAAGAAGTTAGTGCCAACTTGACAACCGCAGGCGTGCCACTTAACGCTCCGGCTGGAACAGCGGCGGGTGCGTTGGGTGTCGGTGGTGGGCAGTCATTTGGTAGCGTGCAGAACGAGCCGGGCGCTGTAAACCTGTCACGTCCGTATTTCAATGACGGTCGGACAGGCGTTGTGCTGGCGATTCCTGATAACTTGTTTTATGGTCAAGTTGGACCAAACCAAACCACCGTTATCACGGACATCGGTAAGCAGTACGGTCTCACGAAAGACGTGGATGGCCACTGGTACGTGGACAAGAACAAAACAGGTGCCAGCGCGGTACTTACGATCACTGGACTTGATCAGTGGGACACCGCTCGCGGCGTTCTGTTTACGTTCTTAGCCGCTGCTGGTCAGATTCCTAGCTAGTTAACGCAGCATTAAACGCAGTTCACACGCAACCTTTTCAAGGGAGATAACACACCATGATGGTACGCGGTCAATTTTATCAACTGATGGCTCCAGGACTCCACGATATATTCGTCGATTTCCTGGACCTCAAACAGAGGGACGAAGAATACTCGTTCATCTTCAATATCGAGCAGAGCGATGCTGCGTTTGAGGACGAGGTAGAGTTTAGTGGTTTGGGACCGTTCCAGCCTAAACTGGAAGGTACCGCGGTGCAGTATCAGGATATTATCGCTGGTGCAACTAAGCGGTATATCCATACACCGTGGGCGTTGGGTGTCAGGGCAAGCTGGGAGTTGATCAAGGACGACCAGTACAAGCTCATTAACAAGGCACCGGAGTGCTTGGCGCGTAGTGCTCACTTCGTGAAAGAGATGCAGGCCGCCAACGTAATCAACCTTGGTTTCACCACAACGACGGTGATTGACGGTACAACGCTGTTTAACACAGCGCATCCGCTGCTGGGTGGAACACAGGCCACGAACATTGGACCCGGTGTCGGTAATATCATTGCCGCTGCGGGGACGTACCCCAACCGGCCCTCGACCGACGTGGATTTGTCGTTCACGGCGATTCAGTTGGCCATTAACATGTTCGAGCGTCTGATCGATTATCAAGGCTTGCCGATCAGCATGAAGCCTAAGTTCCTGTGGATTCCACCGGAATTGAAGTGGATTGCTCGTGAAATCCTTGGCTCGCCTCACAAACCGTACACCGCAGACAACGAGATCAACTCCTTGATCATGGAGGACTTGAATTACTTTGTGTGGCATTACCTAACGTCGGCGTCGGCGTGGGGTTTGCTTGGACCCAAAGAATCACATACGTTGAAGTTCATCAACCGTGAAGACCTAGAAGAGGACTTCTCCGATGACTTTGACACCCGCACGATCAAGCAAATCGCAACGATGCGTTTCACGACCGGTGCAACGCGGTGGCAAGGAACCTTTGGTTCGAACGGGCCGTAGGCCGACCGCGTAGCGGTCTGGTTGTTGCGTAACACAACATTTGGACACGAGGAGAAATCTGATGAAACACAAAGTAATACTTGTCGCATTTGTGCTGTTGTTGTGTGCGAGCGCGTTAGCACAGTATCCACAACCGATCACGCAGACGTTTACAGAAAGCACGACAGTCGCGCCGCCGGCGATATTGAACTCGCAGTCGTACTCAACGACAACTAACACAGGGGTTGTGGTATCACAATCTGGTGGAAGCATCGCTGCGGGTACATATCGTGTGTGTGTCACGTATTACACAGCAACGAGTACAGAATCACCGTGCTCGACTGACACAGCCACGACGTCGACGGTTACGTTTACGTCGTCGACTGGTACGTTGACGGTGTATCCGCCAGTGACGTCGGGTGTGGGACTAGTTGGGTCTAACGTCGTTGGCTGGCGTATTTGGGTTGGTGCTGCAAGCGGCGCGTCGGGTGCTGAGTCAGTTCAAACCATCAATAACACAGTTTGCTCACTGAGTAGCAACGCCAGTGCGTGCTCGTTGCAGTCACCTGCGACGTTTACATCGAGCAGCGGATTTACCAGCGGCTCGGCTCCGACGACGTTTGCGGCGGTGTATCCGCCTGTTGCTAACCAAGCCAATCAAGCTGTGTTTGAGAACTCACAGTATCAGTATCATGCTTTGTATTGGGTGACAACTGGTACTGTGTCAGCTTGTACGGTCAACATACAAACTGGCTCAACGATCGCTGGTTTGGCAAACGTTGGTCAAACGCTTACTTGTACCGCGAGCGGTTGGTATCAGCTTCCGTCAAACGCGACTGCCAATTACTCAGCGATCAATGTAGCAACGCTGACGTTGGGGACCGCGACTTCGTCGGTGACGTTTTACGAAGTAATTCAGCCGTTTAATCCGTTGGGTAACATTTACTCTGCTTTGTATGCGGCCATTGGTGCATCAACCCCAACGACTGCATGCGGCGCAGCCAACGGTGGAGCAGTAGCGTTTATTGCGACACCTACTACATCGACCGCTGCAACGTGGTTTTACTGCAACGCATCGAACGCTTGGGCTGCTGTAACACTACCGTAAGGAGCCGCGATGCCGAATCCAAGTGGCAGTGGGTGGACAGGGGTACCGTGGCATCATTGCGACTGCCACCAATGGCCTTGGCCGACATCGCAGCTCACACGACAAGACGGTTTGATCGTTTGTAAATACGGACGTGACAACCCACAACGAACGCGCACGGTGGATCAGCGTCAGGTGCTGATACAACAGCGTTTGAGCGATCCGACGGCTGAACCAGAGTTAGCTGACATCCTCAAACAGACACAGGACAACAACGACGACTTCTAATAGTGTTTAGTCGGCGTCAGCCGCAACCCAAAGGAGGGTTACACAAATGCCACACACTCACTCGCGGTATATGGCAGACCTCGGTTTTAACGACGGTATGCTATCGTTTGCATCCCCTGAAATCAGTGCGGTTTCACTAACGGGCACGGTTGCACTGACGCGTGTTAGTGGTACTGCCGGTCTTGTAGCTTGGAACGTAGCTGCGTCGTCATCGGTGTTTTTTGAAATCAATTTGATGGACACCTTGATCCGGCGCAGTGGTTTCTTTGAGGATACACAAAACGCCTTGGGATCGACACTTGGTGGCGGTCTTGGTGGTTTCTCAGGTGGACCATCTGGTTCACCTGGCACCGGCTTGCCTGCGTCCGCAGAACCACAAGGTCGACCCGGTTCATCGGCGTTAGGTGACGGTTTCATTTTGCCGGGATCACCTCAACCGGTGTCAGCGATGGGTGCGTTGCAGGAGCTATCGCCGCGCACAGCTTTGAAAATCAAAGGTGTTAAGCCGTTATCACTGACCGTGTTTTATCAGGTCAACGTCGGCGCTATGACCACGCTGACTTGCACCTTGATCCAAAACATCTTCAAAAATAACACAGCCGTGGCTCAAACTGTGTTGTTGGCCTCTGGTGCAAATGGTTTGGTTAACGTCGCACAGACCAACCCGTATGTGACTAACATCCCAATCCCAAATGCTGTGTTTTATCAAATCGCGCCGAACACGCAGTTGTGGTTTGAAATGAACGTCGCTGCCCCTGCGTTGAACAGTTTCAACTTGTACGGCGTTGAGTTATTGTGTGAGTTTAATTACAACTAAGGGAGACAAAGGTGGGGCATGACAACTGGTTTGACATCATCCACGCTATCTTGGGTAGTTTACAGCTTGGAGTTGGCGGCATTTTGTTGTACGGCATCCGCAAGCTGGAGACTATTGAGAAGGATATTGCCAAAATCAGAACGGCGCTCAAGGTTGGACTCAATATCGACCTTCCGTAAAATGGGAATTAAACTGTGACATGGGTGTTATTTTAGTCAAATCCAATGTGTTGTTTACGACAATCGCGCCGGGTGGATTTCGGATTCTCTCGGCGCTGGATCAGGTTGCTAAGAATTTGGATTGCGACTTGATTATTACGTCGGGCTGTGATGGTGAGCACTCCGGCCCAGCGGACCCTCATCACTTTGGAAATGCTTACGATGTACGCAGTCATGACTTTTCAGTGGAGCAAAAGGATTCGGTGCTTGCACGGGTCATGAGTATTTTAGGATGGGACCGATTTTATGGCTTTGTTGAGGCACCGGGGACTGACAATGAACACTTTCACTTTCAAGTAAAGAAAGGAACGGTGTATCCGTGATGCTGACAGACATTGCAATACGAATCATCCCACACGATCAACAGCGGTATCCTACCGTTGGGGATTGGTACACAGACGAACATGGTGTAACACATATCTCTGTTAGCAATCTAGGCAACTGGCGTATGGAGTTTGCGATCGCAATCCATGAGCTAACAGAATGGGCACTGTGTCGACATCAAGGTGTTAGTCAGCGTGAGGTTGATGAGTTTGATACCACCTATACAGGTCCGTGTATTGAGCCAGGTGATGACCCAAAATCCCCGTATCGAATGGCACACTGTGTAGCGACCGGTGTCGAACGCATTGTGATTGCTTTGTTGGGTGTGTCGTGGCGCGATTATGATGAAAAAGTCAACTCGCTATGAAGACCAGATTTAATATCGTATCAGAGACCGCTGACGGATTTGGCTTCGCGGCTCGACTTGTACAAGAAGGCGAAGCCGTTCGGATGTGGGTCCGCAACGCAGACGCTAAAAGCATTGGTGACAACATCGTTGAGAAGGTAGGCGATTTTGAAGACCTCATCATTGACGCTGACCCTATTAGCGATGTGTTTGTCTTCGATGTATCTGGTAATGGCGTTTATGCAGACTTTCTGGTGCAGCAGGGTTTCCCGGTTTTTGGCGGTAGCGTTGTTGCTGATCGCCTTGAGCGCGATCGTACTTTCGGTGCTCAGGTGATGCAGGACTGCGGTATTGACGTCCCGGAAACGAAGTCGTTTACTGACTTTGAATCCGGTATCAAATTCGTGGAGGACAACCCCGATGTACGGTGGGTTTACAAACCCTCGAAACAATTGGGTGATCTCAGCCCGTCTCATGTGTCGTTCGACACGGAGGACTTGGTTGAGATGCTTAAAAACATTTCTAGCGAAGTGGATATCGCGAATCCGCAATTTGAGCTACAAGCGTTTGAGAAAGGTGTAGCTTTCAGCACGGAGTTGTGGTTTCAACACGGACACTTCGTGTCGGAGTTGACGAATCACACGCTGGAGCGTAAGGAATTGATGGACGGTGATTTAGGACCGTCTGGCGGGTGTCTTGGTAACATTGTGTGGTTGTGCCCCGGTTGCAAGGTATGTGCAGCCGCGAAGCGTCTGATACCGTGGGCGCAGCAAGAGCAGTATCATGGAATGCTCGACCTCAATGTTATCGTTGCCGAGAAACGTGGCCGAATATTTGGTCTGGAGTTTACACCACGATTCGGATATGATGCGTCACCTACTTTATTTTGGGAGCTTATTCGTAACGATCTTGGAGCCTTTTTTGCAGATATAGCTAGGGGTCAACTCGATCCGGCCCGGCTCCAATTACGAGATGGTTTCGCAGCCGCGCTGCGTGTGACGATACCACCGTGGCCATCGGAGAAATACACCGCTGAAGAAGGCGTGCCGATACGAGGCATTGACGACAAAGTAATGGAACGATCGTTGTACTTGTACAACGTGAAGGCCGACGAGAACGAGCAACTGTGTAGTGCTGGAGCATGGGGCATCATTGGACTGTTTACGAATCACAGTGTCAACCCGAAGGGTGGGTTCCCTAAAATGTTGGAGTGGGCTAAAGACCTCCGACTCAAAAACAAGCAATATCGCACTGATTTAGCGAAACAGTTTGCTGACGATAT